TTTGTACTAGTTGCATCTGAAATATCGTCTGTATCAAGAGTTACTGATGATCCAAGTGATGTTGAATATCCATTAACTGTAATTGCTGAATCTACAAGAGATCCATTAGCAATATTTGAAATTGAGTTAAGGCTTGCATCAATTGTTTTATTTGTTAAAGTTTGTGATCCAGATGTAGTTGCTACAGTTGAATCAATTTCAATATTAACTCCTGATGAACCATCATATGAAGATCCACTTAATCCAGTTCCGATTGTTAAAGCATTTGGATTTACTGCTGTAATTGTATCTGATCCACCAAGTGAAATTGTTGCACCATTTACTGTAATTGAAGAATTTGTTAGAGATCCATTTCCAATATCAGTAAGTGTATTTGATGTTCCAGAAATTGTCTTATTGCTAAGAGTTTGTACTCCAGTTTCTGTTACATATCCAGTAAGTGAAGGAATATCAGAAGTTAATGCTACAGTTCCTGTTGCTGAAGGAAGTGTAATTGTTCCTGATGCTGAACTAGATGCTACAAGAGTAGTCCATCCAGTTGTTGCACCATTAAGACTTAAACCACCGTCGACAAAAGGAGTTGTAAGGCTAGGTGTATCTTGCAAAAGAACTGTTTCGCCAGAACCAGAATATGAACTAATTTCATTTCCTTGAATTTGTAAACTATTTCCTGTTCCTGCTGTATTAAAAGTTTTATTTGTAAAAGTATCTGTTGTGTCTTTACCAACTAATGTTGTAGTTGCGTTTGGTAATGTTACTGTTACATCTTGTGTAGGTTCTGAAACCTGAAGTGTTAGTTCATAATCATCTGGTGTTAAACCTTCAAATGTAATATGATCTAAAAATGTTGGTGTTGTTGATACTGTAGCAGTAATTTTTCCTGTTGTATCATTATAATCAAATGAAATACCACTTTGAGCACCATCAAACATTGCTGCTGTAGTATCTTGCAAGAATTCTGTACTTGCTTCTGTTAAAACATTTGAGCCATTAACTGTAGCAGATGATCCTTCTACTACCAGCCCATTTTTAATTCGAAAGGCTTTGTCGACTGTTGCCATTCTTTACTCCTTTGGGTCTATGCCTTGAGTCCAGTGCGGTAGTACCGTATGGTCATAGGCGTAAGTGTTGGTGTTACCGTCATGCTAATTGTACCAGAATTTAAACTAGCAGTAATATTTCCCACATTATTAAGGGTATTAGAGACACTAGCAAACTCTGTAATATTTTGATTTGTGCCATCAAAAACTAGATTTATTTCAGTACTTCTATAAGAATTTGATCCAGAGTGAGATAGTTGAATCATATATTTTATAGTTCTCCAAATAGATGTATCTATTGTGTCAAATACCGTGGCTGATTCAATACCATTAATAGTAACTGAATTGTTTCCACTTCCGCCAATAGAGTCTGCTCTATATGAAGTTGTATCTATTAAATCGGCATAATCCTGTCCATTTGGTCTATCGCCAGTTTCAAACTTTGATTTTAATTGATCAAGTGGTAGGATTGCCATATATGTGATTATATCACAAAATGTAGTTATTAAAACCAATGATAGCAATGCCAATAGGGGCTGGATTTGTTGGAGAATATGCCCCAATATCTATAGTAGCAAATCTTATCCTAAAAGGCATTACTGTAGCAACATCACATAAAATATTAGTTAATGTTGTAAAAGAAGAATCTCTACATTCTTCTGAAATAATCTCAGAAATGGGATTGTTAATAGTTGCAACATTAACTATAGGCATTATTCAGTTACACTATCAATCATTGTCATAGTACCCTGCGCTACAGTCCAAACTGATGCTGTAGAAGTATTAGACATTTGAATATCAAAACGATCTCCTGTAGTTAATAATATTGATTCTTCTGCTGTTAATGAAACAGTAAATTCTCCTGGACCATCTTCTGGTGTTGCGCCAGGTGCTAGAGTAACTACTGGAGTACTTGTATTAGGTGGAACAATATCCATAGCAATTGTCCAGTCTTCAATAGTAACTGGATTTTTATCATTATCTGTTACATAAACTCTAAATGATGCCGTGTCACCTTTTACGACTGTCCAAGTTACTGTAGGAGGCTCATATCCAACTGAATATGATGAAGATCCATATCCTCTATAAGTTGCCATTATGCTAGACCTGCTTTCATAGAACCCCATGTTCCATTACCTTTAAATGCACCAACTATAATAACACCATTAACATTTGATTTTGCAACAATTCCAACAACTCCAGAATTTGTTGTAGCAGTAATTGGTTGTGTTGCTGTTATTCCGCCAGATGAATCAACATATAGTAAATCTCCAGCGGTATAAGAAGAAGTATTAACATCAGAAAATACTCCACTAATTACAACAACACCATCAGATCCATCTCCAATTGCAGATTGTGCTAATCCAATAACTGGAAATGTTGTTAAATCACTTGCTTGTGATTTTGTTATTTCTGGTTTTCCACTAACAGAATCAAATCCACTAATATAAACAGGATCTGCTTTATTTATTGTTACACCACTATTATTTGTTACTTCAAATGTATGATAAGGTAATCCAATAGTAGGTAAAATAACTTCAATACGCTCTGCTAATGATTGAATATCTCCTGCAACATTTACAGGATCAGAATTAACAGGATAAGGAATATCATATACGGGTGTTTCGCCTGATGCCATAGTTATTATATTATAGCACTTAACAGAACTTGACTTGCAAGTAACATTTATGTTATACTAGTGCTATAGCACTGTATGGTGCTATATGCATTTTAGGAGGATAAAACTTGACAAACAATAAAATGCTTGTAGGGGTAATTGGAAGTATGTTCGTTGTAGTATCTATTTTAGGTGCTATACCGTCTCATGCTACCAGTAATAATTTATCTAAACAGGGAGTAGTTTCTCTTGCCACCCCCAAGGTGGCTTTTCTGCTTTCTACGGATAAAAATGAACAAATACTTACTAAGTATGAAAATGCGACAAGTTTGACTGACAGCCAGTTGGTTGAATTACTTAAGGCAGTAGGGTTCAAAGGAAAAGGACTTAGAATGGCTTGGGCTATCGCTAAGACTGAATCCAATGGTCGTCCATTTGCTTTTAATGGAAACACCAAGACTGGAGACTCCTCATATGGAATCTTTCAGATTAACATGCTTGGAACTTTAGGTCCTGATAGACGTGACAAACTAAATCTTGATCTAAATGCTGAATTATTTAGCCCAGTTAAAAATGCACAGGCTGTATTTTATATGACTGATGGCGGTACTGATTGGAGTTCTTGGACTTCATATAAATCTGGTGCTGTTTATAAATGGTTAAATAAATTTCCTAGTTAAAAATTAGGGAAATAAAAATACCCCCATTTGGAGAAATCCATTTGGGGGTTATTTTTTTATTAAAATTAATTTGGATAACGAATAATTACTAAACCAGAACCGCCATTACCACCATTTCTATTACCAGCACCAGTTCCACCACCGCCACCACCGCCAGTATTAGCAGTTCCATTTGTTGCAGGTCCAACGCTTAATGCTGCTCCAGCACCACCTCCACCAAGTCCACCTGATGCTCCAGCATATGTATCAGATCCACCTCCACCACCACCAGCATAGTAGTAAATTCCTCCAGATGATTGCCCTGTAGATGTTGCAAGACCCCAAGTTGAAAATAAAGATGTTCCAATACCACCAGCACCAGCGGCTGTGTCGGGTGCAGAAGTTCCTGCAGCGCCAGCACCGCCTCCTCCACCACCTGCAGTCGCTCCAGTACTTGATACTCTTGAATTTCCACCAGCATTACCGTATCCGATAAAATTTAATCCACTAGTTGTTTGTGTAGAAGAACCACCAGCGGCATTATTTCTTCCACTACCACCACTTCCAGATCCTCCAGGATCTCCAGCACCTCCGTCACATTTAGCACCACCTATAGCAGCAAGTGATGAAAACAATGAGTCTGACCCATTTGTTGATGTTGCACCATTATGAACTTGTCCAGATCCACCAGAGCCAACTATAACAGAGTATGACATTCCTGCAGAAATATTTTGACGTGTTCCATATACAACTCCACCAGCACCTGCGCCACCAGCACCATCTGATCCTCCACCGCCACCACCAGCAACGACTAATACTTCAGTACCTTTAATATTTTCAAAAGTAGTAAATGTTCCTGATGATGTAAATGTATGATATGTATAATTTGAATCTGCTGTTATTGTACCGCCAGTTGCACGTGCTCCACCTATACCATATAATGAAAATGTAGATCCAGAAACAAAATTAGAAAATCTAGAAACTATTTTAACTGATGTAATTGGATTACCACCTGGACCACGTGTATCAGTCCAAATAAAAGTTCCAATTGAATTTCCATTACTTGAAGTTGCATTATCTTCTGCAGAATTTTCTAAACTAACAATTTTATTACTACTATTGGTATAGTTTGGCACATATGCAGTATTTGTTGAAAATGTAGAAGTTGTTGCTGTACTTCCAGTAACTATCCCAATATCATTAGTAGCAGTTGCAGAAGTTACGGTTGTTCCATATCCCCATAAACTTTTTGCATAATCTGGACCCCAGTCATTTAGCCATATATAAAAATAATCACCATTACTTGCTCTTGAAGTTCTTGCAGATACAACAATAAATAAATCTGTATAATTTTGTGGAATGCTTGCAAAATTTACATTTGCTGCAGAAGTAGTTAAAGTATAAGTTTGAATTAATTCATATGCTTGTGCCATTAGACTGCATACCTCACAATTACTATTCCACTACCGCCAGAACCTGGTGTATATCCTGCACCTGCACGAGCACCACCACCGCCACCGCCAGTATTTGTTGTTCCAGAAGTACCGTTTGCATTTACAGTTGCACCTGCACCACCTCCACCAGAACCGCCAGCGCCACCAGATCCTCCGCTATTAGCAGAAGAACCTCCACCACCACCAGCATAAGTTACTGAACTTCCTATAATTGAAATAGCAACACCAACACCACCTGCTCCACCATTTAGTGAACTACCACCAGTTCCGCCAGCAGTTCCTATTGC